ATCAATACGCTCTTGCGCTTCGATTCGAGCACGCTCGACTTCGATCTGATCTGCTTTTGCCGCAGCGTCGACCACAATCTTCTGCTTCTTGAGCTCGATTTCCTGCGCCTTGAGCGCCAACTCTTGTTGCTGCATTTGCACCAGCGGATCTTGGGCCGCCTGCTGTGCCTGCTGCTGCGCCATCTCTGCCTGATCTTTCTGCAACAGTTTGGCCGCAGCGGCTGCCATCATGCGGCTGACCTCTACTTCCACCTCTTCCGGCAACTGCTTGTCCACTTGCGGTAGCGGTACGCCCAACTGCTTCTCGATCTCAATGCGGTACTGGAAGGCAACGTGTTCATTGATGTGCGCCATCGCAGCCGCCATGATCATCTGCGCTTTCGGGTTTTGACCCACAATCGCAGCCATCTTTGGATCCTGCATAGCCGCACGGTGTACAGCGATATGCGCCTCGTGATCCTGATAGATAAACGCCTTGACCGGTTTGCCGTTCAGGATGTTCATGTTCTCTGACACTGGGTCACGCGGTTTCAGATCCTCCGCGCTCGGCACCAACTTGCCTATGTTCTTAATACCCAACACCTCTAGCATCTGACGGTTTAACTCCACCATGTCATAGATCTGCGGGTTGGCCTGCGCCATTTGCATCACAGCCTGGTACTGCACTACCTTCTGGGCCATCGTGGCCGAGTTAGGATCAGATACCGGGATCACATCCACATCGTCGTAGTCCGACTTCTTGGCGCGGGGCGTACCCTCTACCGGCTGGTAGTCGTACTCGTCTGGCGTGTAGTCACGGATGATGTCCTTCAGGAGCTTCAACTCCTGTTTCATCGCGTAGTGGATACGCGCCTGCACCGCCGACATGACTTTCAGCGTGCGCTCAAGGATAGCCAGCGTGGTGCCGACCGGTGAGTTGGCCGACATGTCAGCGATCTTGAGGTCAGCCGCCGCAGCAAATCGGCGTCCTTCTTCAACGATCTGGTTCATTAAACCTAGAAGAACTTGGCTTGGCTCTTTGTACGGAAGCGGGAGAATATTGTCGCGGATCGTTCCGGCGGCAACGTCCACATCTCGGAATTCGCCGGGAGCAATTGGAGTGTCATCTCCCTTGACGCGCATTCCTTTGGTTTTAAGACCACCCGGAAGGTTCGATAAAGTACCAGCATCGACAAGCTGACGAATAATAGAAGTACCAGACTTAGCAAAAGCACCAATAAGATGAATAAGGCCGAAGGCATAGAAGCCAAAGCCGGGAATGTATGGGTAGTGAACAAAGTGGTTCCTCTTCTGATACGTATCGTCGTCAGGCCGCCAGTTGCGTCTGATAGCCAAAATCTCTTGTGAAGTTTTTTCGATAGTTACGATGTATGGCAGGCCGATTTCCGTTTTCTCGCCATCGTCATCCGTATCTTCGAAGCCTGGAAGGTCCAGGTACACCTGCATCTCCAGCAACTTGTAGCGGTCATCCGTCGTTGCTCGGAATCCCATCTTCTCGGCGATCTCTTTCTCTATGTCATCCAGCGAGTTCTCTGGCTCTGGCAGGTCAATGTCCCGATAGAAGCCAGCCACCATCAGCCGACGCAGTTCGTTCTTGGTCTTTCTCATGACATGCGTCACGCGGGGCGCTGACTCCAGATTGCTTGCCCCGTACGGCACCACCACATCCTCTGCCGGTACGAAGATCGACACCTGCCGCCCCAACGACGGGTCGAAGTACACCTTCTTGAACGCATTACCCGCCAGACCCAAGCCCCACAACATGCGCTCGTGTTCAGGCCGGTACTCAGTCATCATTTCCGTAAGCTGGTAGTTCATATCCTCGCGGACACGCTCCGCCGAATCTCTTTTCTCCGGCGTTTCCTTGCCGATGATCTTGGTCTTCACCGGGCCGGACGCCGGAAACGTTTCCATGATCGTTTCGGCTTGGAATTTCACTAGCGCTTCTGACAGCAGCGGGTGATACACACCGCAAGCGCCTTCCCATGGCTCCGATCTTTCCTCGATCTTCATGCCGAGCAGCTCAAGGCCGTCGACATACGTCTTCATCCAATCCTTGCGGGCGTCGATATCGTCCTGAAAGTCACCGAGCAGATCACCAGCCAAGGATTGAAGCTCTTTCTCGTCCATCTCCTCGGCCAGATTCGAGGCGAACTCATCTTCGTCCTCCACCAATTCCATCTCAATCTGCAAATCGCCGATCCCGATGGACACCGCCTCTGGATCCTCGATCTCGATCTCTATCGGCTCCGCTTCCAGCACATCCTCGCCGATCCCGGCAGGTAGTTGGTACAGCGCCTTGTCAATATTTGTCGCCATGATTAGTCCTTAGTAGTAATTCCGCTTGCGTCGCAGGTCTAACGGCTCATCTTCCTCATCAGATCCCAGCCGCAGGAAGCCGCCCTGCCTAAATCGCATCAACGCCTGTACGCCAGAGTCCACCAAATCGTCGTGTTCGGCGTTCGGGAACCTGGCAAACTCTTCTATCACCTCTTCCGCCCACCGTTTGTCGGGCGCCCACACTTTACCGGAAGAAAATAGGTCTGTAACGCTGTTCAAACGCACGAACTTGTCGTTGCCACGGGTCGGCGTGAAGTCCTGAACCATCACACCCATACGCCGTAGCTCAAATATCAGCGGAGCCCCCGCCGCTTTCGCTTCAATAATGCAAGCATCAGGCTCCCAGTCGTCGTACATCTCCTTTGCCTTCTGTTTCAGGTCAGGAAACTCCACCTTTCCCTTCCACGCATCCAGCAAAATGATGTTTACATCGTTCTCATCCTCGTCTTTGTGGAACACACCCCATGTCGTACACGCGGAATAGTCGCTCCGCTGGTTTTTTGTGTACGCCGTGTCCCAACTTTGGATGATAAATTCGCAAGCAGGCGCCCGATCCCCCTCCCACAGCCGCCACCAGTCCCGTTTTACCAGCGCACCCTCTTCACCCGTGGGCTTTTGCTGGTACTGGGCGTTCCATTTATACGCCGGAAGCTCTTCTTTCAGCGCCAACAGCTCGTCTACCGGCCAGAATTCAGGCCACAAACTATTCCCCGACGGCAAAATCGCAGGAAACTCGATCACTTCCCACTCTGTCGCGTCTGATTTCAACACCCGGCCAGTAAGATCCTTGTCCGACCAGCGTGTCATTACCACGACAATCGCCCCGCCCGGCTGTAAACGCTGCCGTGGACCCGACGTATACCATTCATACACACTGTCAAACACACTCGGATCGCCCTGCGCGAGCCTGGCTTCCTGTTCCGAGTGCGGGTCATCAATAATCAGCAGATCCGCGCCCTTACCAGTTACCGTACCGCCCACGCCAATAGCGAAATAATCGCCACCGTGACTCGTCGCCCACCGGCCAGCCGCTTTCGAATCCGCTCGCAAGCCCACGTTCGGGAACACTTTCGAGTACTGATCACTGTCCACCAGGTTCCTGACCTTCCGGCCAAACCCCACCGCCAGTTCAGCCGTGTTCGACGTTTGGATTACCTTCTTATCCGGGTGCCGCCCCAGATACCACGCAGGTAACAGGTAACTTGCAAACTCACTTTTGGTATGACGCGGCGGCATGTTGATTATCAGCCGCTTCAACTTACCCTCGGCAATCTCCTCGAACTTTTTTGCCATGATGGCATGGTGCCTGCCATGTATAAACCCCGGCCACATCTCTTTCACGAACGACATGAACTTGCCCTGCGCCCGCTCCCGCACGACCGCATCCCGGTACTGCCCCACCTGCTCCAGCAACTTCTCCTGCTCGACCGGCGGCAACTTACCTATCAGCTCACTTAAGTCCACGGACTGTTCGCCCTCTCTCGCATCGCCACTATCGACAACCCCTCCTGCCGCACAGGCTTGTCCAACCTCTTCTGCATCCGCGCCAGCGTGGGATAAATACTCACCGGCCTGTAGTACTTCCGACCTGCCTTCTGCTCCCGGTACACCTGATACAACAACCGGAACGCCTCCAACATCAACTCCTCGTCGTAACTCATTCCAGATTCCTAAACTGGATATACACCGGCCTCACACTCCGCTGCCCGCGCGTCACCTTCTTCACCACCCCCAACTTCACCAACCGCTTAATAATCTCGTGCGTATTCCCCAGCCCACCCTTACCACGTATCTCACATATATCCCGGATAGACGGCCCAAACCCATACCGCTTCCACCACTCATCCACTATCAAAAACACTTCCTTCTGCGCCGCCGTCATCCCTACCTCCATACACTCCTCAAACGTCTTCTCCCGACGCCTAGCCACCATCTCCCGATTGATCTCCACCGCTCGTGGTAACGTTACC